CCACCTTGTGGTGTGGTCTGAGCTCATCCTTCAAGAAGTCCGTAAAAAGGTGCGACAATCGGACATTCTCCTTAGCCTCCTCAACGACATGCAAAACACGTGTCCGAAGCTCTTTCCACGCATCGTTGTCCAAGTCATACTCTTCGCCGGTCCCAAAGAACTCTTTCTTGCCGGCGCTGTTGGAAAGCCGATATGGATATCCAGCAGATGTGTCCCTAGCCACTTTCTTCAACTTAAGTCCCTCAATGCCATTCACAGCCTCCTCTGGCGTCAGAATAAAGCGCGGCTCTGAAATGGTGTTCTCACGGTGTTTCTTAGTGGCTAACTCCACAATGCCGTCAATTAAAGGGATCTCACGGTATTCAAACTCACTCTGATACGCCTGAAGTCCCTTGACCATGGGAGAAATATACTCCCCCTCCGGTCCAAGGGCAGGCCTCAGAACAGCAGGGCGCGATGGAGAAGGCCCGAACACCTGGGCCTCTTGAATAGGCGAGGGTTTTAAAGCAGTCTTACCTGCCATACTCAGCGGTTTGTCCACCTTACCAAGCAACAAGAAGGACCCATCAATGAGTCCACCTGTCTTGACAATACCAGACTGTTCCTCCGCCGACACGGATTCCACGGCAATGCCGCGTTTAGCCATGTCTGCAACGAAATCGTCCCTATATGTCCCCAACTGCCGAATGGCAGCTATGGCGTTCTCCTTCGTAATATACGTGGCATAGCCATACCGAAACATTTCACCCACAGTGCCGGCAATGTGGAAACCCACATAGCAAGCACCTCCGTAATAACGGTTCTCGGTGATACACAGCGGTGCTCCACAATCGCCCTCCTTGGTCTGGGCCTTGTACTCCACAACCATCTCGGCTTTCCTTCCCGAAACAACTGTGTAGGGTATGTACCTAGCAACATCAATGCGATGTGCCACTCTGGTCACATGCACAGTGTCTTTCCGCTTAATCAGATCTGCCACATCGAGGCGTACCCCCACTGCGCTCGCACGCAGAAAACTCTGCATGCGCTCCTCAGTGAGCATAAAAGGTAAGATGGACCGATGACTCTTCAAAGTGCGAACATCAAACGCAACAAATTCAACATCCACATTCTCAATACCGATGCCATTAAATGACAAGAAAGTACGCACTTTTAATTTAAAGTTGAAATTTGACTGCAACGGGTGGATGAAAGTAATATCTTCATCATCT